ATCCGATAAATATCTATAACAGTTTTTAAAGGAGCCAACATGGCAACAGCACCATTAGTTTCACCTGGCGTGCAGGTAACAGTAATCGACGAAAGTCAATACCTGCCAGCAGCCACCAATTCAGTACCTTACTTCCTGATTGCCACAGCACAGAATAAAGTATCAGGTTCAGGAGTAGGAGTAGCAGCAGGAACCCTGGCACTCAATGCAAATCGCCTGTACTTGATCACCAGTCAGCGAGATCTTTCAGCCACATTTGGCAATCCATTCTTCTACAAAACCACAGCAGGTACCCCTATCAACGGGTACGAACTCAACGAATACGGCTTGTTGGCTGCGTACTCTGCACTGGGTGTGACCAATCGTGCTTATGTGCAGCGTGTGGATATTGATCTTACAGAACTCACAGCCACTCTTGTTCGCCCCACAGGTGAGCCTGCCAATGGTACATATTGGTTAAACACTGCTGCCACACAGTGGGGTATCTTTGAATGGAATCAGACCACTGGTGCATTCAGCAACATAGTTCCTAGTGTGATCACCAGCACCACAGAACTTCTCAATGGCGTGCCACTACAGGATTACGGCGCGATCGGCGACTACGCAGTAGTGGCCACCAACACAGCCAACCCTGTTTACTACAAGAATGGTGCTGTGATAGCGGCAACAGGTAATTCTACCACTCTCAGCGGGTTGTTTAACACCTGGGTGCTGGTGGGCAGTGATGATTGGAAATTGAGTTATCCTGCTATCCAAGGTGCTAATGCAGTGACCACAACACTGACCGCGGCTAATACAATTGTGATCAACGGTACTTCAGTTGCAGTGCCCGCAGCGATCAACAACACCATCCAGGGACTCAGCAGTGCTATCAACAGTGCCAATATCACTGGAGTGTATTCTGCCGTGATTGACAACAAATTGTGCTTGTTTGCAGACAGCACAGCCACAGCCGATGGTTCCACAGCAGATGACGGTATCATCTTGATCAGTTCTGTAGGATCAACATCGGGATTGCTAACCACACTGGGTCTTACAGCAGATGAGACTTACTATGCACCGGGTCTGCAACAAAGTCCAAACTATGTGTTTCCTCGTTGGAGAGATACCGATGATACTCCACGCCCTACAGGCAGTGTATGGAACAAGACAACTGCACAAAATCTTGGAACTGCCATGATCGTGGAGAAATACAGCACACCATTGGGTGCATGGGTAACACAGGCAGCGCCGGTCTACCAAAATGACTGGAATGCCAATGCTGTACTGGATGCCACAGGTGGTGGTAAAAATATTCCTGCTGGCACAACCTACACACAATACAATGTGGACCCTGCTGCAAGTGGTGTATCTGCATGGAGTGCTTCCACCACCTATGCAGCAGGAGCTCGAGTAATATATGATACTTTGACATACGAGTCTCTGCAAGGATCCAATCTCAATCAGAATCCGGTGACTCAGACTGCGTATTGGTCAGAAATCCAAAATGATTTGCCTTACAACAGCACCTACACCTTGCAGGTGTTTGAACGCAGCCCAGCAGGCGCAACTGTAGTGACTGGCAGCACTAGTACACCTAGTTTTACCAGTGGTGATCAGTTCACTATTACCACGAGCACAGCAAATTCTACCACACTGACCAGTACTGTCACTGTTACAGTCAACGGTACTGACGCAGCAGCATTCATCACTGCCGTGAGCTCATCGGGTCTACCCAATGTGGTTGCCACAGTAAGCAGTACCGGTGCTATCGTTCTCACACAGAGCATCGGCGGCGTGATCTTGTTGCAAAATGTTGGCACCGACACCGCTGTGACTGATGCTGGTTTTACCACCAGTACCACAGGTTGCCGTAACATAGTGGACGACAATCAATATGCGTTCTTACAACTCAGCGGATGGATTCCTCTAGTGTACACAGCCAGTGCTACTGCACCCAATCAAGATCCTGCAGATGGTACATATTGGTATTATTCAACGGTCAATCAGGTGGACATCATGATACAAGGCGGATCCGGATGGGTAGGATATCAGAATGAAACCAACGACACACGTGGTTTTGATCTGACCGGTACCAATCCTACTGGACCCATTATTTCTGCCACAGCACCTACCACACAGACCGATGGTACCGTGTTGGTGTATGGTGATCTCTGGATCGACACCAGCGATCTTGAAATCTACCCGGTGATCAAGCGTTGGCAACAAGTTGACGGCGTGAATCAGTGGATACTGATTGACAACACCGATCAACAGACATCAAATGGTATCTACTTTGCCGATGCTCGTTGGAGCTCCACAGGCACGGTAAATCCCATCACAGGTGATCTACCCAGTATCACCACCTTGCTCACCAGCGATTACTTGGATGTGGATGCACCAGATTACACACAATTTCCTGCAGGCATGTTGTTGTTCAACACACGTCGTTCAGGATTCAATGTTAAAAGTTTCCAGGTTAATTATTTCAACGCTGCTGACTTCAGCTATGACACCTGGAGCAGCAGCACCGCTTATGCGGTGGGTGATCAAGTGTTGTACAACGCTGTGTTGTATGTGGCCATCCAGGCCGGTAGCAATCAAAATCCCGCTACACAGACCTCGTATTGGGATCCGCTGGAAACCAATTCATGGGTAACTGCTTCTGGCAATCGCGCAGATGGATCACCAAACATGGGTCGTTTTGCTCAACGTGCTTTGATCGTGGCTGCACTTAAATCTGGTATTGATACCGATGTCACGGTGCGTGAAGAACAAGCACAGTTTAATCTTGTGGCCTGCACAGCATATCCTGAACTGATACCTAACATGATAGCACTCAGCAATGAACGCAATAACACTGTGTTTGTGGTAGGGGATACTCCCATGAGATTGGCTCCACAGGGCGGGGACATCGTGACCTGGGCCACAAACAATGGTGGATTGGGAGTATTTGCCGGGGACGGACTATCCACCAGCACACCATATGCTGCTGTGTTTTACCCCAGTTGTCAGACTACAGATCTGGGCGGAAGCACAGTGGTCACAGCACCTAGCCACATGATGGTCCGAACAATGATCCGCAGTGATAGTGTGAGTTATCCATGGCTGGCACCAGCAGGTGTACGTCGTGGTGTGGTTGACAATGCTGCTAGAATTGGTTATATCAATGCTGCCACCGGCGAATTTATCACCATTGGCAACAACCAAGGCTTACGTGATGTTGAATATCTCAATCGTATCAATCCAATCACCTTTATTCCTGGGGTAGGTATTACCAATTTTGGTAACAAGACAATCTATGGGGAAGCATCTGCATTGGATCGGATCAATGTGGCACGCCTAGTTGCATTCATGCGCGGGAGATTGGAAGAGATTGGCAAGCAGTTCTTGTTTGAACCCAATGATCAGATCACTCGCAACGAAATCAGCAACTCTGTGAACAGCCTGTGTATTGATCTTGTGGCCAAGCGCGGCATCTATGACTTCTTGGTAGTGTGTGATGAATCCAACAACACTCCTGCTAGAATTGACGCTAACGAACTATGGGTCAATATAGCTATTGAACCTGTGAAGGCAGTGGAATTTATCTATATTCCATTGCGCCTCCAGACCACAGGTGCTATTGCCAATGCAGCAAGTGCCAGTCAGACCAGCATCTAACGGCACCGCTAGAACGAGAAAAGGGGCGGAAACACCCCTTTTCTTTTGGCCTCAACTGAGGTAAATAACTGCATAGGAGATTACAAATATGGCCGTTGCATCATTAACAAGAATGACAGTGCCCTTGGCAAGCGATCAAAGCGCGAGCAACCAAGGCTTGCTCATGCCCAAACTCAGCTATCGCTTCCGAGTGATATTTGAAAATTTTGGAGTGAGCACCCCCCGAACAGAACTTACCAAACAGGTGATGACTTTCAAACGTCCCACTGCAAGTTTTGCTGATATCCCCATTCCAATCTACAACAGCACTCTTTATCTAGCAGGAAAATACACCTGGACCGAGGTCACATGCGAATTGCGTGATGATGCCTCAGGTGCTGTGAGTCGACTGGTTGGTGAACAACTACAGAAACAGATGGACTTCTTGGAAATGTCGTCAGCTGCAAGTGGTATTGACTACAAGTTTACCACTCGCTTCGAAGTGTTGGATGGCGGCAATGGCGCCGCAGAGCCCACTGTACTGGAAACTTGGGAACTGTATGGTTGCTATCTCAAGAGTGCTGACTACGGATCGGCTTCTTATGCCACCGGTGAACCGCTCAAGATCACTCTGAGCATACGTTATGACAATGCCAATCAAACACCAAATGGTTCTGGTGTTGGTGCTGCTATTGCTAGAACAGTCAACGACGTGATCACAGGATAATCTGGCATGGCGTGGGGCCAGGACTTTGAGAAAGAGTTTTTTGGCGGGCAAGGTCTCAAAGACTATGCCCACGCAGCCAGGACTTTCCTCCCCAACGGATATGAACTTGTTCCGCGCAACAAGTTCTTGTTCCACACTTACTTCAATATCAACACTGGTATTCCGTTATTGAACAACGCATTTCCCACAGAAGAAAAAGTACAAATTGGTCTCATGGTCAAGACCATACAGTTGCCTAAATTTACTTTGGATACAGAAACATTGAATCAGTACAATCGCAAACGTGTGATTCAGAAAAAAATCAACTACGGTCCCTTGAGCATGACCTTCCATGACGACAGCGGAAGTCTTGTGCGTAACATGTGGTACAACTACTATGCCTACTACTTCAAGGACCCTGCACAGACTTATCTGTCGCCCAGAGCTACCAATGGTGACATGGGAGAATTGCAATCTCAAGCGGGATTTGCCTACAATACCAGAGACATCTACGACAATGATCGTCCGGTGAATGACTGGGGATATGTGGGTGAAGCATACAGTGACAGTGGCAATACTGTGACAGGTAAACCAGCATTTTTCCGTGACATCACTGTGTATGGGCTAAGTCAGCACAAGTGGGTGAGTTATGTTTTGATCAATCCCTTGATCAAGAGCTGGGATCATGACACCTATAGCTACAGTGAAGGTGCCGGTACCATGCAGAATTCAATGACCATAGAGTACGAAACTGTGAAATATTACGAAGGTGCCATAGGTGGTGTGAAGCCCGATACCAATGTGGTTGGATTTGCTGATCCTTCTTATTATGACAATATACGGTCTAGCTTGGCAAGACCGGGCAGCACACAAACTGTGCTGGGGCAAGGTGGACTTTTGGATGCTGGTATTGGTATCGTGGAAGATCTGCAGAGTGGCAATTTGACCGGTGTGATCGGTGCTATACAAAAAGCCGGAACTGTAAATCAGACCTGGAAAGGCAAAGATTTCAGAGCATCGGTCAATGAAGAAGCCAATATTGCACTCAAAGGTGTTCTCAGAAGCAGTATTCCAGCCGCAGTTCGTAGCAATGGCGGGCTGAATGCCATATTTCCTGTTTCTCCAAATAGAGTACGATAATATGGGCGGCACAGTCAATGCACTCAACACCAATGTGGATCTTACAGTCAGGATCTTTGACACATTCTACAGCTATGAAACATTTGTCAATGCAGAAGAATATGATGTGGTCTACAGTTACATGAGATCTGTGTTCACCACCGATCAAGCTGCCGGCAATTTCACAGTGAGTTTGTTTAGAATAGCCCAAGAAACACGCACACCGGTGTTGACTATTTTGCAAGATATACAAGGGCAAGACTCTATCCAAGTCACATTGACTTTGTGTTATTATCTCAACAACATAAGAAGCACCAGCACATTGCTGGGCTACGGAGCCACGGTCACTCCCAACTACTATACCGCAAGGAATGTGCTGGCATGAGTCGCTGGGCCAATGGTGAGTATACCATCACCAATCCAGACAAGTATGTGGGCAAAAACAAACCCAGATATCGATCCGGATGGGAACATTCATTCATGCGATTCTGCGACAATAACGATGCAGTGCTGCAATGGGCCAGTGAAAGCATAGCCATACCTTATCGGAATCCCATCACCGGCAAACCTTCCATGTATGTGCCGGACTTTTTTATCACCTACCGCACCCGAGGCAATGTACAGCGTGCCGAGATGATTGAGATCAAACCCAAAAAACAAAGCATAATCGAAAGCAAGATGAACAGCCGAGACCGTGCTGTGGTTGCTGTGAACTATGCCAAATGGGCAGCAGCCCAGGCCTGGTGTAAACGAGCAGGCATACACTTTCGAGTCATAACTGAAGACGACATGTTCCATAAGCCGGGTTGATCAATCCGGTAAATATGGTATGACCAAACGCCTCGAAGAGTTATTCGATTTGCCACCTTCTACAGATCCCGAAGAGGATCCGGTATACACCCCTGAACAAACCCAGTCAGCTATGGCTGAAATTGACGATGCCATCGACAAGATTGATGCTGCCCTGCCAGGTGTGCGTGATTTGAGTTCGTCGGACTCAGAGATGGATGAATTAGCCGATCTGGCCAAAGGCAGCTACAAGGATCTCATGGATCTAGGTATGAATGTGGAAGCAAGATTTGCTGCTGAGATATTCTCAGTGGCTGGTGCCATGCTGGGACATGCACTCACTGCCAAGCAGGCCAAGCTGACCAAGAAGTTAAAAATGATTGATTTGCAG